CTCCTTGTTGCTTGATGCGATAGCCGCAATGATTGCATCGTGTGACGTCTCTAGTCGGCTGATTCTGGCGTATAGCTCACGGGCCACGATGCCACCAAAGACCGCCATGATTCCGCCCATGGCACTTAACACTCTAAATATCCAGTCGGCTGTGGTTTCGCTCACCCAAAAAAACTAACATACGCACTTATAATTTGCAATTTTACGTATTATTATGTCCCATTTTTTAAACACTACCACTTTTTTATTTAAAAAAGATCACAATTATGATAATATTGTGACATGAATTACCATATAAATCTAACAGAAGAAGAAATTAATTCCTTTGTTACTAATAATAAATGGATGTTTGCAAAAACAATGACTCGTATTCCACATGAGTATTGTCTCAGAAAGAATTGCGGCGATCAAGAAATGTTTAATCGATTTGTAATGCACATACGCCGTAACGGTTACCAAGGACATTTTTTCAGGAAAACTTTTATTTATTTTGACGTCGGGCCGCACCAGTATTGGACAATGGGAAGCCCTTTGGACGAAACTATACTGATTAATCGGGCGGTCAAAAAAACATGAAAATTATCATTCAGTGTTTAAACTATGAATGACTATCACACTGCACTTAGGAGCGACAATAACCGATGGCCACGCCTCGACCGATTTAAAGGAATATACGGTATTGCTTTTCAAGCGGACATAAATAACGGCATACCTATTGCCATGCACGAAGCGGACGTATGGTACTCAGATATTCCTTGGCGGGATGGGTACAAGAAGTTTTCCGACCGTGCAGGAATTGAGCAGATCCGACCATACACAGAACTATTAGAACGCCTTGGAAGAGAAATTATGGAAATTAGCCGCCCAACCGTATTAATCACCGGGAAGCACGCCGTCCGTTACCTGTTGCCAGAATCGACGGTTAAAGTAATACTTAATGGAAGTTCAGCGGTCGCTTGCCTTTGGGGACGATTCTCTTTTAATGGCATGCTTAATACCGTAGATATACTTAAATCACTTGCCTGCGAATATCAATGCATTGGGGACTTCTGCTGCGGCTATGGTCGGGCAGGAAAAATATTTGCTCAAGCAGGAAAACGGTACGTTATGAGCGATTTGAACCCAGAATGTGTAGGGTACATTGCGGCACACGAAAGAGGATGGGTTTGAAAATCTACGGAAGGCAAAACGTATTTGATGCAGCACTTGACCGTATAAGGTGGCTGTTCGATGAATTTCCAAACGTTATTTGTGGAATTTCTGGTGGTAAGGACTCGACCGTAGTGTTCAACCTTACCCTGCAAGTTGCCCGCGAGAAGGGGCGGCTCCCCCTCAAGGTCATGTTTATTGACCAAGAGGCGGAATGGCAAGCGACCATCGACCAAATCCGCCTCATCATGGAACACCCGGACGTTAAGCCAATGTGGTTCCAAATCCCGATTAAGCTGTTTAACGCGACCTCGAACAAGGAGCATTGGCTTTACTGTTGGGACGCCGAAAAGCAGGACGTATGGATGCGCCCACAGGAGGAGTATTCGATCAAGGAAAACGTCTATGGCACAGACCGCTTCGGGGAGATTTTCGAGGCAATCGTGGCAAAGGACTTTCCGGACACGCCGACCTGCTACATCGCCGGGGTGCGGACGGAGGAAAGCCCGACCCGCTTCGTTGCGCTGACACACGCCGCAACCTATAAATGGGCGACTTGGGGGAAAATCCTCAACAAGTCAAAGGGGCATTACACCTTTTACCCGATCTACGACTGGTCATATACCGACGTCTGGAAAGCCATTCACGACAACGAATGGCATTACAACGACATCTACAACGCGCAATACAACTACGGCATCCACGTTCACGATATGCGGGTATCGAACCTGCACCACGAAACGGCGGTAAAAAACCTGTTTTATATGCAGGAGGTTGAGCCGGAAACCTACGTCAAGCTGACGCAACGAATTGGCGGAATCGACACAGCCGGGAAGCTAAACGACCATTTCTTTGTCAAAGACCTGCCGTTTATGTTCGCCGATTGGGAGGAGTACCGCGACTATCTGCTGGAAAAGCTGATTGAGCAACCCGACTGGCGGGCAAACTTCAAGAAGGAATTTGCCCGAATGGGCGAGATTTACAAGGGAACGACGGAGGAGCAGACGATGTACAAGGCGCACATCAACTCCATCCTGACAAACGATTGGGAGTTTGTGAAGCTGGCGAACTGGGAGCGATCCCCCGCCCGTCACATGATCCGCAAAGCCAAAAAAGGACGACTCGTATGGTAATTGACCAAATCAAGGCTGAACTCGAAGCCGCACCCGACAAAGCGAAGTACCTCCGGGAACTCCGCCACGCAATCCACCTACTATCCCCGACCAAGGATCAGCCTGTGGATAACATCCGTTGGGTTCCGATTGAGCAGGTTCACGCTAACGACTACAACCCGAACTCCGTTGCCAAAAACGAGATGCGGCTCCTGTACACCTCGATCAAGCATGACGGCTATACCCAACCCGTTGTGACGGTGTACGACCCGGAAAGTGACAAGTATGTGATTGTGGACGGGTTCCACCGTTACACGACGATGCGCCTCAACCCGGACATCCGGGAATGGACGGGCGGACTCCTGCCAATCGTGGTCATCGACAAGCCGATCAACGACCGGATGGCATCTACCGTCCGACATAACCGGGCGCGGGGTAAGCACTCGATCACCGGCATGGCGAACATGGTGTTTGCGATGCTGGAAAACGGCATGACCGACGAAGCCGTTTGCAAGGAACTCGGACTTGAGGCTGATGAACTGATCCGCCTCAAGCACGTCACGGGCTTTTCCAAGCTGTTCGAGAACGTCGATTACCGCAGGTCGTGGGAAACAAAAAACCAAATTCAACTACGCAAAGCATATCAGAAGGAAAAAGATGAAAATACACAACATCCCAATAAATGACGTTAAGCCGTACTGGCGCAATCCACGAAAGAATGAAAAAGCAGTCGAGGCCGTAAAAAAGTCAATTCAAGACTATGGTTTTAACCAGCCGCTAATCTTAGACGCTAAAAAAGTTATTATCGCTGGCCACACTCGCTATAAGGCACTTCTTGAACTAGGATACAGTGAGGCCCCATGCATCATTGTCGATCTACCCAAAATCAAATCTAAGGAGTACCGGATTGCGGACAACAAGACGGCCGAACTATCCGAATGGGACATGGACGCACTCATTCCAGAACTCCGTGAAATCGAAGGGTTAGCATCCATGCAGGTTTTTTTTCCTGACCTTGACCTTCAATGTCTCCTTGAAGATACATCTAGCGTCCCCGATGTGACGACCGCTGAGATCGAGAAACATCAAGAAAAGATGGAGAACCGCTTTGAAGAACATTCGAACATTATTCAAGGTCAGTACGTCGAAATCATTTGTCCACATTGCACGGAAGCTTTTTTTCTTGACCGGGCGGAATTGAACCGCCAACCGGCTAATAATAAACCGGAGTAAGGAGGTACCTATGACATTCAGCCAAAAGTACGCAGACATCCGAGCTGAGTTTATTAGCGGAAATATGACAATACGTGACTTAGCAGACAAACGCGGATTTGGGTATGACGCACTTCGGAAAGTCGCCGCAAGGCAGGAATGGATGAAAGAGCGACACAAAGTATCCCAGAAGGTCACTTCTGACGCTGTAAATGTCTCAATTCATACTAGGGTCAGTGAACTATCTCAATTTAATACCGATGATCTCCGTATGGCAAAGGCCATCCGTGGTATGGCGGCTAAGATCATTAATGAGTCGCAGCATCAGGGCGGCAAAAAACTAAGCATTGGGGAACTTGGGCAGATAGCACGAATTGTAAGCGACGCTCAAAAAATTGGCCGATTAGCTCTTGGAGCATCGACTGACAACCACGAACTAACCGGTGCTGGGCAAGGTCCAATTCAAGTGTCAGACGTACCTTTAGACGAATACAAGGAGGCATTAAAACAGGCATTAAAAGACTTCTAATGGTTCAGCCTCGAGACATTGCCAAGACGCTAGCTTACCGAGATATGGCGCGGGAAAACCTATACTTTTTTTCACGATATATGTTTAAAATGCGCCGTGGATATTCGTGGATTCAGGCCCCGCACCACAAAATTATCTGTGACGCATTAATGAGAGTATATCGAGGCGAGTGTAAACGCCTCATTATTAACGTTCCGCCCAGGTACTCAAAGACAGAATTAGCGGTTATTAATTTTTCAGCATGGGCGATTGGGAAGGCTCCAGACTCCGAATTTATACATACTAGCTATTCTGTGACATTAGCCACAAATAACTCGTTTCAAACTCGTGAACTAGTACAGTATGATGAATACCGCCATATATTCCCAGGGCTAAAACTCAGAAGCGATTCGAATGCAAAAAATGAGTGGCGGACAACAGATGGTGGAGTATTCTATGCGACGGGTGCTATGGGTACTATTACTGGCTACGGAGCGGGTAAGCACCGTCCAGAATTTGGGGGGGCTATAATTATTGATGACCCACATAAGGCTGATGAAGCAAGGTCGAGTATAAAGCGTAACAACGTCATTTCTTGGTTTAGCACGACTTTGGAAAGTCGTAAAAACTCAAAAGAGACTCCAATAATACTAATAATGCAGCGTCTGCACGAAGAAGATCTTACTGGATGGCTAATTAATGGTGGAAATGGAGAGCAGTGGGAGCAGATTATATTGCCCGCACTACAAAATGATGGGTCTGCTCTTTGGCCTGAAAAACACGACGTCGAAACACTTCGACGAATAGAGTCAGCTAATCGTTTTGTTTTTGCCGGGCAGTATCAGCAGCGTCCGACAGCTGAAGGTGGAAATATTATTCGAGGCAAGTGGTTTCAATTTTATAATGTCGCGCCAATCATTAAATATCGTGTTATATATGCGGATACAGCACAGAAGACATCCGAGCGAAATGATTATTCAGTGTTTGAATGTTGGGGTATGGGCGATGATGGCAAGATATATTTACTCGATATGGTTCGTGGAAAGTGGGAGGCCCCCGAGCTCGAGCGGAGGGCCATTGCATTTTGGGAAAAACATCGGGCGGATGAACCATTAAGATACGGACAACTTCGCCAGATGAAGATCGAAGACAAGGCCAGTGGGACGGGCTTAATACAGGGTCTAAAGCTCAAGGCCCGCATTCCCGTCGTAGGAATCAAACGCACCAAAGATAAGTACACACGCCTAATGGATGTACTTGGGTATATTGAGGCGGGATATGTTATGATTCCAGAAAATTCAGCATTCGTCAGTGACTTTGTCGCAGAATGCGAGTCGTTCACAGCGGACAATAGCCACATGCACGACGACCAGGTTGACCCGATGATGGACGCCATCAATGACATGTTGGTGGCAAAAAAATCGTATGCATTCACGGAGGCGATAATTTGAGAAAGAAAGAATCACAAAAAATAGAATCGAAGGAATTGGTGGCGGATGGGTATCTTAACCTCATGTCCCGTACCGGCATTGGTGCCAATAACATGATTAGCCAATACACCTATAACTTTAACATGCTGACTAACGATCGCATGCAACTCGAGTCAATGTATCGTGGATCGTGGATAGTCGGGGCTGTCATCGATTCGGTCGCAGAAGACATGACACGAGGTGGTGTATCAATTACTGGAAGCATCGAGCCCGACAAAATTGCAAAAATACAAACCAGGCTTACACGCCTGGGTGTCTGGCATGCCATACTTGAATCAATTAAATGGGGGAGACTTTACGGCGGATCGATTGCCGCAATAGTTATTGATGGGCAAGACCCGTCCACACCACTAGACATTAGCACCGTTTCGACCGGACAGTTCCGTGGATTAAAAGTTTATGACCGCTGGGCACTGTCTGCGAGCAATACGGTGATAGAATTTGGGATGGATGCCGGGCTACCAGTACACTATGACGTCATCGGAGACATCACCACCAAGAAGCTATCAGGTGTCAGGTGGCATCATAGTAGGGTCATACGATTTATTGGAATCCAGCTGCCAGTGTGGCAGGCAATGCAAACGGAATACTGGGGCGAGTCTGTCATTGAACGGATGAACGACCGGATTGTGGCCTTTGACGCTGCGACCATGGGGGCGTCGAATCTCGTGGAGAAGGCACACTTAAGGGTACTGATGATTAAGGGCTTGCGTGATACATTTCATGAGGGCGGGCATGCGGAAGAGATCTTGAGTCGGAGCTTTAATACCATGCGTCAGCTTCAAAGCAACGAGGGCCTCACCGTACTGGACGCAGAAGACTCGTATCAGCCACACAGCTATTCCTTCGGTGGGCTATCGGACATCATC